GTCAGAGGAACTTCGGGCGATCCATTACTCACATTTGCGGAACAACCAAGAGTTGAAATTGATATTACAGGAGATAGCACTGATCTCCGTGTTCGTGCATATCAAGGTTCTGGAAGAATTAGAAATCTCAATAGTCTTGATGAATCATTTACTCGTGATGGATACGAAGGAAGTGGAACCATTACGATTTCTGGCGTTGCATTAGTACAAGTACAACTCTTCCAACCACCATTTACACAGGTCTGGATTATTTAAACCATAAATATATTGTGAGAAAAGTGCGTAAGTTAGTAGATGGCCACAACCCAAGTACAATTTAGAAAAGGTAATACCACTGAACATGCTCAATTTACTGGTGCTAATGCTGAAATTACAGTTGATACCCAGAAAAAAACGGCTGTCGTTCATGACGGGAGTGACATTGGAGGATTTGAACTTCAAAGAGCAAGGTGGGAACACGTAACTACAAATCAACAGTTGGTCTGTGGAGTTAAGTTTTTGATTGATTCATCAGCTGGACCTTTAAGTCTAACTATGCCTTATGAACAGGCAGGTGTTGTTCCTCATGTAGGGGATATAATTGAAGTTGCCGACTGTAAAGGAACTTGGGCTCTAAATAATGTTACTTTGACTACAAGTAGTAGTACGATCAAATTTCTAAATCAATTTGGAAATCAAGATCACGAGTTTATCCTTGACGTAGCTGGTATGTATTTACAGTTTATTTGGGATGGTACAAACTGGAGGATTTTAATGTAATGGCTTTACATCTTAGTTCAAGTAGCGGAACAGTTGGACAAACTGTAGCTCAAGCAAACGACTTTACTGTTCATGCTCTTCGTAGAGATTCTGAAGGAATGCTTCATTATACAAAAGCAAGATCTACAGATGATGATGTTTTTGATTTCCATCGTTTAGATGGTGAACAGTACGAAAATTTTCTTCAAGGAACTGATTATGTTACTGCACCTTCAGGAGCAAAGACACTAACAACAGATCCTGATGATAAATATCAACAATTCAGATTTGATTTTAGAAATATCCTTTATTTTATTGACGATGAGGGTTACTTAGTCGCAAGACTAAATAAAACATATGATTATACAACTAACGGACCTAAGTAGGATTTTTACAAATGGCAGATTTTAGACTCGGCAGACTGAAGTTTAATTGGAAGGGCAATTGGGCCGTTTCAACAGCTTACGTCATTGACGATATCGTCAAGTACGGTGCAAACTCATATGTGTGTACGACTAACCATACATCAACATCAAATGAAAATACTTTTTATTCAGCTGATGTTGCTAAATGGAGTTTACATACAGAAGGTGTAGTAAATAAAGGAGACTATCAATCTGGTTACTGGTACAAAATAAATGATGTTGTCAAATGGGGTAACACACAATATATTTGTGGTATTGCACATACATCTGGTGCTACTTTAACTCCTGCTAATTGGACTATTTACTTAGAAGGTCTAAAGTATGAAAGTTCTTGGGTTAGTGGTACAGCATATCAAAAAGGTGACATCGTAACTTATGGTGGTTATAGTTATACTTCTAATGGAGATCACTCATCAGTTTTAACACCAAATAATGATAGTTCAAACTGGACTGTCTTATCAACTGGTTTTCTTGCTAAAGGAGTTTATAACGCTGCTACTGAATATGCTCCAGGTGATGTTGTTAGATTTGGTGGATATAGTTACGTTTGTAAAGCAACAAGCACTGGTAACAAACCAACAGATTCTACATATTTTACTCTAATAACTGAAGGATTTAATTGGTTAGGACCTTGGGTATCATCAACAATATATCAAAAAGGTGATGTTGTATCAAGAAACTCAAACACATATATCTGTATAACCGATGACACAACTGGTGCTGCTAATGCTCCTGAATTAGATCCAAATGGAAACTACTGGAATTACATTGCACAAGGTGGATCAGCTGCACAGGTACTTCAAGAAACTGGTGACTTACTTTATCAGGCTGCATCTGGTATTAACAGAATTGCTCTTCCAACTGGATCAACTGGTACTGCTGCTCAACAAAGAGAAGCAAGTGGTCAAGTTTTAACAGTTGGTGGTTCTCCACTTCTTCCATCATGGGAAACAAATAACACTACTACTAGTGTTTATTATGTTGCTGAGACTGGTAATGATAACAATAGTGGTAGACAAATTTCACGTGCATTTAGAACAGTTCGTCATGCGATGGCGTATATATCTGCACTTACAGGATCTGATAAACCATCTGCTACAAATCCAGTTAGTGTTTATGTTAAGGCAGGTATTTATGAAGAAGTTCTTCCAATTCATGTTCCTGAGTATGTTTCTATACTTGGTGACAATATAAGAAATACAATTGTTAAACCTGCTGCTGGTGATTCAAACGAACAAGACATAACACTTACAAGTGCAATAACTCATTACAAGTTAGGTGAGACAATTTCTAATGATACAGGAACTAAAACTGGTAAACTTCTTGATGTAAATGCTGCTAAAACTGTAGTTACAATTTTGAATGCATCGGGTGGAGCATGGACTACTAGCGACAAGTATGTTGATATTGTCAGTACAAGGCATGCAGACGGTTCTGATCTATTGACCTCTAACAGTGTTTTCCTTGCTCATGAAGCATATCACCGTCACGTTGCAAATGTAGGTGCTGTGAGTGGCACAGAAGCGACTGTGAAGAGTCGTTTAGCAGCTGCCATAGTTGACATAGCATACAACGTCAAACATGGTGGTAATAACAAAGTTTATGCTTACGCCAATGCTTTAATTACTGGTACAGCGATTACTGGTAACAATACTCAAGACACACAGTTATTCAATTATATTGATACTGTTGGTAAAGAAATTATTCAAAACATTACTGTTACTAAGTCTTCTGGAAACAACCAAACTCAAACAATGTTTGGTGGTACAGCAGATAGTACACCTAAGTGTGCTAATGTTCAATCTGCTCACACAACATTAGTTGGAATTATTACTACAGCAATTAGTAATAATAATATGAGTGGTTCTTCAAACACTAATGGATACAAAACTATTAGTAGTGCAGCTGCCATCATTAACAGTGAATCAACAATGTTCTATCTTGCAACACATAACATTGTTAAAGATTTGGTTATGGAATCCATGACAGGATTCGTTCCTTATGGTTCAGATGATAAAGATATTACTCAAGCTACAGTTAAAGGTGTTTACTTTAGACTTGATCCTGCTTCTCCAGTTACTAAATCTCCTTATGTTCAGAACTGTTCTGCTATAGGTGGTGCTGCTGTTGGTGTATTGCTAGATGGTAAGGCACATGCACACTTTGATAATTCTGCAACTCCTTCATTCAAATCTATGTGCTTTGACGCATATACACAGGTTCTAGAAAATGGTGTTGGATTCTGGTGTGATGGAACATCTGCTGCTGAAGTTGTATCATCATTTACATACTATTCACATATCTCTTACGTATCAACTGGTGGTGCTAGAATACGTGCTGTATCTGGTAACTCATCTTATGGTAAGTATGGTTGTATTGCTAGAGGATTTGATGTAAACGAATCTACTACTGATGGTACTATTGCAGGTAAAATGCTTACCACTAATCCAGATGCTGCGAAGAGTGGATCATTCCAAGCAAATGAAATTATTACAGGTGGTACATCAGGTGCTATCGGTGAATTAAGAAGTGATCAGTCAGTCACTGCAAATAAAATTTACTATATTCCACGTAAAGGAACTTTTTCACAGGGTGAATTAATTACTGGTGGTACATCAGGTGCTACAATAACTCTAGTCAATAACACAGATGCTGTTAGAGGTCAACTAGGATTCTTATTAGTAGCTGCAGGACTTACAACAGGTCCTGACCAAGGTGGTTCAGTTTCAATGGTTGATGATGGTCAGAACAATGATGCTGGATCATACGTTTTATCTAATTCAAGTTACACTGCTCCAGATGGTAGAGGTACATTAACAGTAACTAGATCACAGTTAGGATCTAGTGCTGCTGCACATGACGGACATTCAAATATATCTTTCTTTGAAGCTGCAGGTAATACTGCGACTTTACAGACTAACATAGCATCAGGTGCTTCATCACCATTCACAATGAACGTGGATGCTGTTACAGGAATGACTATCAACGGGTTCCTTGTTATTAACAATGAGTTGTTCAAAGTTACTTCATTCCCATCAGCAACTTCTGTTACTGCTGCACGTGCTCAAGAAGGTACATCTGCTGGAACTCACAACTCTGGTGCAACAATTAAAATCTTAAATGCTAAAGTTGCTTCTCAGGATAAGACAATCCAAGACATCAACTCTGGTGCTACAAGCATTCGTGTTGAGAAAGCAAATGTTGGTTTTGGTGTTGGTGATGTTATTAAGATCAATAATGAGTTTATGCATATCGGTGCTGTTGCTACTGATACTACAGGTATTACAATTTTACAGTTTGCTGATGAGAAGACAATTGGTTGTACAGACGGACAATCATTCAAGATTCGTTACAGATATTCTCAAGTTCGTTTAACTGCTCATGACTTCCTAGACGTTGGTACAGGAAGTAGAGCAAATACAAACTGGCCATATCTTCCACTCTCACCAAATATTCCTTCACAGGAAACTGATGAGACACGTCCAGGTCGTGTTTATTACGTCTCTACTGACCAAGATGGTAACTTCTCTGTTGGTAAGTTCTTTAGGGTTGAACAGGCAACTGGTAAGGCGACTCTAGACGCTTCTGCGTTTGACTTATCAGGTCTATCTAGTTTGAGACTTGGTTCAATTGGTGCTCAGTTAGGTGCTTCAATTAACGAATTCTCAACAGACGGTACATTAACTCAAAATAGTGATGTTAAAGTTCCTACACAGAAAGCTGTTAAGACATATATTGACTCTTTAAGTGCTGTTAGTGGTAACTTTAATATTGGTGGTAACTTAACTGTTAAAGGTTCTACAACTACAGTTTCATCAGTAGATGTAGAAACTAAAGATAGAAACATACTCCTTGCTAAAGTTGCTGCTGGATCATTCACTGGTGATATGGCATCTGGTTCAAATCAGATTACAAATATTAGTGATACAACAAATGTTGCTCCAGGAGTTGTAATTACTCTTTCATCTGGTGGTGGAAGTGTAACACTTTCTGGTACTGTTAAAGTTTCTACTTTATCTGGAACTACTGCTACATTGGATTCTACCTTTGGTGGATCTGGATCTGCTTCTGGTGCTACATTCGGTGCTGGTGGTCCTACAGATGTTACCGCCGATGGAGGTGGACTTACAGTTAAGGGTGCAACCGACAAGTCATTTGCATTCCAGAATGGCAGTGGTAGTTTCTTATCTTCTGAAGCAATTAATGTTGCTTCTGGTAAGTCCTTCATGGTCAATGGAACTAATGTTCTAACTGCTAGTCAGGTTCTTGGTAAGTCTATTGGTGGAACATCTGCTGGTGATATTGTTGACATTGATAGTACACAATCTCTCACAAATAAAACAATATCAGGTGGTACTCTATCAGGAACATTAAATGCTGGTGGTGGTAATGGTTCAAGTGGTCAGTACCTACAGAGTACTGGTAGTGGAGTTCAGTGGGCAACATTGAACGTAGATGCTTCACAAATTCAAAATGGTAATTCAAATGTTTCAGTAGCATCTAATGCTAATGTAACAGTAACCACTGGCAGTACACTTTGTGCAACCTTTGACACCTCTAATAACCTAACAGTTGTTGGAACTGTCACAGCACAGTCTGCTATGGCTCTCAAGGATAACATTGAGACCATCCCAGATGCCCTTGCAAGGGTCTTGAATCTACGTGGTGTAGAGTTTGATTATAAGTCAAACGGATCACATAATATCGGCGTTGTTGCTGAGGAAGTAGAAGCAGAGTTCCCATGCTTGGTACATACAGATAATGATGGTGTTAAGTCTGTTGCTTATCAGAATATCGTTGGTGTTCTAATTGAAGCAATCAAAGATCTTAAGAGTGAAATTGATCAACTTAAAGGAAAGTAAATGGCTGAACTAAGAGGAGATGGAGTCCATTTCGGTGGACCCACTTATAACCAAAATGGTAATGAGACCAACGACAACACATACCAAGGTCGTGCGGCTGCGGTTGTGAAAGTAGGTTTTGGATCTTGTTCAACAGTTAACCAAACTGCTAGTGGTGGTTCTGGATCTGAGGGTTATGTTGATGGATCTGAGATAAATATGGGAGTGCCAAAAGCATCCAATAATTTATATCGGGTTTGGTATCAATCAGTTAGTGATGATAATGACGGTAATATATCTGGTGTAGGATTTCAAATTTGGCGTTATACTT